CCAATGCCTATCGAACCAATACCAAGCATCGTTACTGAGTACTTAGATCCTATGGCACTAGAAGACTTCCACTTTGGGCCACGGCCTGTTAGAGGAGCTAGAGTGTCCGCAAGTGCAGCAGCAAGTGCAGCATGGGGTGCAGCAATACCAAGTATAGCTGGTTCTATTGCAGGTGGATTCAGTGGATATGGTCAGAAATTTGGTAAATTTGGCGGCTAAAACTAACTAACTAATTATGGCATACAAGAGACACGCCCAAGGGGGTCGCTTTAAAAGAGGAGAATTCGGTGATCTCGGCTTACGAGCCTATACAGAAGCAAGAGATAGAGAGATCCGAGTTGCCGAAGAACAACGAAAACAAGAGCAAGCATATAGTCAACAACATCTTCAACAGATACAAGGTACTGGTACTAAACAGATTCAGCATAACAGAATGCTTCAAGATCTGACAGAAGATGTTGATCAGCTTGCTCTTAATAATACTAAGTTAAGAGGTAAAAGAGAAGTAGAAGAGATACTAGGTAGAGCTAAAGAAGCTGAGAAAGAGTCTGCATTCTGGAAGGATTTCTCAACTACTTATTCTGGGCAATACGCTAAAGCTGCTGGTGAACTGTACGATTTTGCTACAGAAATCCAGCACCAGAGGCAGATGGATGATTTTAGAAAGAATCCTGATGCTCAGAAAGCGATGAATGATTTCGGTCACATGAATGAATTAACTAATAAGAATCTATTAGTTGATACATATAAAGGTCTGAGAGATAAAGGTGTTTCTTCAGAAAATGCTAGATCTATGCTAATAGCTCAGTATTCTGATCTAGGTCTTAGAATGAATCATAAGACTAAGATGGCTTTGTCCAACATGATTCTTAAGAAGTGGGCTGGACAGGAAGCTTTGATAAGAGAAGAGATGAAGGAGGCTAAAATACCTTTAACTCGTGAGAATATAGATGAGTATTATAAATTAAGAGGACATGAATTACTACAAGAATTTGGAATTTCTCCTACATCTATAGCTGGTAGACACTTATTAAATGGTATATTTGATAAATCACTTGATAAAGGTATAGAAGTAAATAATTTAGATATTGCTAATGATCATCTTAATCTACACCAGAGACAGAAGACTCAAGCTATAAATTTAATTAGCAAGATAAAATACGGAAAAGATAAAGATGGTAAAATAGTAGCAACTGGTGATTCAGTTGGTAACTTTGTTTCTGGTTGGAATCAGATGGTAATACACCATGCTACTATGTATAAATTGGATTCTAGGGGTGGTGTCATAGAACCTAATAATGGTAGTAGACCTAATATTAGTTTAAGTCATCAGACTCTTGGAGAACAATTTATAAAAGCAGGTTACTTCCATTCTTGGGATCAAATAGAAAATCATCTACTTAATACACCTATACCAGATGAGAAAGATCCTTATAAACCTGTTCAGGTTGGTGAAGAAACATCTATTAGTTTTAAAGAAAAAGGAGCATGGGGTAAGAAACAACCTGCTCATAGAGAAGTTTTCTTACAGGCTTGGAAAGAATATCAACAAAATGCAGCAACTAAAACAGCTAGAGAACTAGCGGCTGAAGATGATGCTACTATATTAAAACTAAATGAAAGACTTAATAATTTAAGTCCAGATGATCCTGAATACTTTGATGTAAAAAATCCAGAGGACATAGCAAAAGCATTAGATAATTATAGTCATTTACCTAAGACTACTAAGATGCTACGTGACTTCGAGATATTTAATCAGTTTGATAAAAAGTCAACTATAGTTAATCAAACTCTAACAGCACTATGGAAGGATGCTGATCTTCCAAATCTAACAGAATATATCCAACACTTAGATGGTGAGGAAAAGGAAAATTGGACTGCCAGAAAAAACCAACTTGCACTACTTGATAGAATCGGTTTAGATAAAGCTGGTATAACATCACAAGTAACCAAATATTTACATATGATTGTAAATGATGAAAGTGTTAAGAAAGATCTTTCTTTATATGCTGATACAAGAGGTGATATCAAACAAGAAATACTGAAGCAACTAGATATAATTGAATCTGATAAAACATTATCACAATTAGGAGATCAAGCTAAATGGGTAGAAATAGATAAAAGAATAAAAGAACAGATGGATCTAGATAGTGCAGGTAGAACAGGTCCAGAGGGTGATACCGTTAGAGGTTATGGAATCTTCAGAAGAAAAGGTGAGAAACTTAAAACTAAGTTCTTAGCTTGGGATCATGGTGAAAATAGTGAAGCAACTCTTGATCAAATAAAAGGTAAACTTAAAGAAAAAGCAAACTGGAATACAATGTTTATGCAGCTCGCTAATCCTAAAAATAATGGTAGAGTAGCTGTTACTGATCCTGACACTAATAAGGAAGTATTCCTACCTATGATAAGTCTTGATGATGCTGATGCAATCATAAGATCTATTGATGGCGGAACGCCTATTGATCCAAGAAATCTAGATACTATTAGATGGCTCGCTGAGAAACAACCTACTAGATTAGATGGCACTAGGTTAACAGAAAGAGAGATAACCAACTTAATTTTAGAAGGTCTAGGTGTAAGGAAAAAAGTACCACAAGGAGGTACAGAATTTGCAAATTATATTCTTAAGACAGGTCTATCTAATATCAATCCTAAAGAAGGTAATGCTAACATTGATGGTCAAGAATTAAACCTTAAACAACCAGAGGTAAGTTTTATTGGTATAGATAGGTATAGTACAGCAAACAGAGTAGCTTGTAGTGTATATGCTCAGTGTGTGCGATCAGGTCTTGTGGCAGCTGGACAAAATACACAAAGAGATAAATGGGATAAAGAACGTCAATTAAGACAGCAACTCACTTAATATTATGGCAATAAATAACGAAATAACCTCTATAGACGAGAAGGAGGATGAAACTCTCGTAGCTGAACTACAACCACTTTCTGCCACAGACCAAGCTACTAGTACATTTAGTGGAGATACCTCTGTACCTACAGAGAATACTGGCCCTCCAGCTGGACAGTTTCAAGGTCAAGGAGGTCAAGGTACTACTAGTATCGTTGATCTATCTGATAAAGCTAATAGCGATCAGATGTGGAAGGAGTATGAAGAATGGAAAAGTATAGGTAAGTCTCCAAATCCACGGATGTCTTTACTTACAACTGGTTCTATCTGGGAAAAGAATCCAGAATTAACTCAACAAAGAGAAGCAGCTAAAGATCTATGGTATCAGAAATACTATGGTATGTCTCCTACACAATATGAAAACTTAAAAGATGAACAATCAGCACAATATGAAGGGTTATCTGGTCTAGATAATACTTTCAGAAATCTAACTGATATGAGTATGGGTGCTACTACAGATTTTGTTATGGATGCTGTAGGAGTTCTACCCGGATTGGGTGCTTTAGATAATTTCTACGATAAGAAAACAAAATCTAGATCTGGCTTCATGCAAGGTGTTAGAAAGATGCTATCAGTTGTAGTACCTTCTATGCTGGCAGGTGGTTTTGTTAAAGCTAAGACAGGACAACTACCTGCAGAGATGGCTAAATGGAAAAAGAAAGCTATAACTATGGGAGCATTCACTGGTTCAGAATTAGGGGTAATTGGTCTTAGTGATGTAGGTGAAGATCATAATGCAATGAGAGCATTAGTTGATTTCTTCCCCGGTGTATTTGGTCCTGAAGGTTGGGTTCCTCTTCCTGATGCTATAGTCACTCTAGATAGTGATAGTAGATTAGTTAGAAAGTATAAGAACCTATTTGATACTGGTGGTCTTAGTTTTATTGGTCATATCTTAGGAGCCTTTATACAGATTAAAGGTGGTATGAAGACAATGCAATGGATGGACCCACTAGATGATGCAGCTGCTAAATATAAACAAGCAGCAGTTGTTGAGTCAGCTGACATTGATAAGCTTATTAAAATCCAAGAAATTGATACTCAGTTAGCTTTAGGTAGTGAAAATATATCTAGTAAAGTGCAAGCCTCATTGATTGATGAAAGGATGAGGTTAATATCAGAATTAGAC